TCGCTGGTTTTAGTGCTTACCAAGGTGTTTTAGCTGCTACAGGAGTAGAGAGTGAAAAGCTACAGGAGACTATGGTAAAGCTTCAAGCCGCTCAAAGTGCGCTTAATGGTATAGTACAACTGCAGACAGCATTTCAAAAAGAGAGTGCTGCAATGTTATTAATTAACACGTTAAGGACTAAAGCAGCAACTGCAGCAAATGTAGTATTTAACGCTGTTATGAAAGCTAACCCGATAGGCTTAATTATTACGGCTATTGCTGCGCTTGTAGCGGGTATTACTGCATTGATAAATAACTTTAGAGCTGTAACCGATTGGTTAGGAATTACAGACGATGCAGCGGAGACTTTACACCAAGAAAACCTAAGACGTACCGAGGAGTTTATAGAACAACAAGGGAAGCGTATAGAGGCTATTTCTAAAGAGCGAGATGAGATAGAGGGTCTTCGTAAATTTGAGGTCGAAATGATGAAAGCTCGCGGAGATGCTGAGGAGGATATTTTTAAGGCTGTTCGTAAAAATAGAATAGAGCGTATAAAGTCAAACAATGAATTTCAAAAACAAGTTAAGCAGCAAAATGACGCGCTTATTGCTCAGTTCAAATTATTACAACAAAGCGGAGATTTAACGGACGAGCAAGCCAAAGAAATTAACGCTCAAATTGAAAAGAATAACGAAACTATACGAGCTGCTAAAACGGAATCTAAAACTTTATTAGAGCAAATTAAGTTAGACGATGTAAGAACTACGCGAGAAGCTGAGGAGGAAAAGGAGAAAATAAGAAAGGAAGCTTTTGAAAAAAGAAAAGCGCGTATAATAGCCGAAATGGAAGAGGAGGCTAGACTTCGGAGAGAAACTGACACCTTTTTAAAAGACTTTCAAGAAAGATTAAAGCAACAGGAGGAGTTAGAGAAAGAATTTCAAGCACAGCACTTAGAAAGACTAGCTACTGTAGATGCAGAAATACAAGCGAGCTTAGATGCTGAACTTGCAGCCGAAGAAGCTAAAGTAGATGCTGCAATAGAAGCCGATAACAAAAAGAAAGAACTATCCGAAGCGGAACTATTAAGAGAGCAAGAACTACAAAAGCAAAAACTAGAATTAACTTCTGCTGCGTTCGGTGCTATTGGTGACTTGATAAACTCTTTTGCTGGAGAGAGCGAAGCTGCACAAGAGCGAGCGTTTAACGTTACTAAGGCTGTTAACTTAGCTCAAGCCATTACTAACACAGCTTTAGCTGTTACGGCTGCTTTAACTGCGGGAGGTAACCCGATTAAATTAGCAACAGGAGCGCAATTTATAGAGGCGGGTATTGCTGCTGCTGCGGGTGCTGCACAAATAGCAACTATTGCACGCACACAGTTTAACGCTGGAGGAGGTGGAGCTGGAGGAGGAACTGCTAATATACCTAACCCGCCAACAGGTGGAGGAGCTAACCCCGCGACTTTTAACGTAGTAGGTAACACAGGCACTAACCAGCTTGCTCAGACCTTAGGGCAGCAACCTTTACAGGCTTACGTAGTAGCGGGAGATGTTACCTCGGCTCAGTCGCTCGAAAGAAACAAAATACAACAAAGTACACTTTAAACGTAAATAAGTTATGGAATTACAAGAAGTAGAATTATTCATTAAGGACGAAAACGAGGACGGAGTATTCGCTGTTTCGTTAGTAGAAAACCCCGCTATTGAGGAAAACTTTATAGCCTTGTCGGGTTATAAGATGGAGTTAAAAGTAGTGGACGACGAAAAGCGTATAGTTACAGGGCTTGCTTTAGTACCTGAGAAGCGCATTTATCGTAAAATAAAAGAAAAGGAGTTTAACATATATTTCTCAAAAGAAACTATCTACAAAACTGCTGAGCTATTTATGAAAAAGTTGAACCTTAATAACGTGACTTCTGAACACGAGCGACCAGTTACAGGGGTGAGTGTTATTGAAAGTTGGCTAGTTGAGGACACCGACAAGGATAAAACAGCGTTATACAACCTTAAAGCACCTGTAGGAAGTTGGGCTATCACTATGAAAGTATATAATGACAACGAATGGGAGAAAATAAAAGCGGGCGACTACAAAGGGTTTTCTATTGAGGGTATCTACCAAGGCTTAGAAGCTTTAGAGATGAGCAGCGAAAACGACATAATCGAGGAACTTAAAAAAATAATTAAATAAAATGGCAAGAGACATTAAAAACACAGCTTATAACGTAAGGCTAGACATAGTTAACGACCCTACTACTATTAAGAATGAAGAGGGCGCGATGTACTTCTATAACGGCAAAGTATACTATTTAGACGGTACTAACCCAGCGGCTCAACTATTAGACAGCGGTAACGTAGTAACTACGGATGCTGTTAACTTCGGCTCTACTCAATGGAATACAACGCCAGCAGCTCCTGTTACTTTACTAGACGGAGAAATAGCAAACGGCTTTACTTTCTTTACGAATGCAGACAAAGTAGCAAGCGGTACTACTTCTTACGATGAGTTAGACATAGCGGGAACAGGCGACCATGTTATTATACCTTATGTAGGTACTGCATACGAGGGGCAAAGATTACAGCACAACATTAGAGTTAACTTTAGTATTGTACCTAGTGGTGGAGCTACTCAAACTTTGGCACTTTCTTTAAGACGATTTACAGACGATAGTATTATAGGTAGTGAAATACTAGTATTTAGAACAGCAGACGAGGGCGCACAGCAGTTTAATTTTATTACTTACACAGCTGGGGCTAGTGACCCTTTTGTAACTGGCGGCTTTTATTTTGCTTTGCGTAATGATTCAGGAACGGATATAGATATAGCAGCTGCTAGCGTAGGGATATTAATACAGACTTACTACCAAAAACCAACAATGTTTTAAATGAGTACACCGAGTAGAACAAGCCCGAGAGGAGGGCGTAGAGGTTGCCTGTGTAAAGACGGAAAGACTTATAGTCGTAAATGCTGCGATGGAACTATATTAGCGCAAGGAATAGGCAGCACTGTAGGGGGTAATACTTCAAACGTCGTAAACGAGGACACAAACAGGGTAGAAACTGAGACATCTACACCTATCGCAAGCACTAATAATTCAACCGTTATAAACGAGGATACAACGCGAACCACTACACGCGTTTCTAGTTAAATTTATAACAGACAGAAAATAAAACGTATATAGTAATAATAAATAAAATAAAAATGAAAGAACAAGTAAACGAGCTACTTCGTAAAATAGGTTTGAAAGCCGTAGAAGTAAAGCTAGAACAAATTTTGACAGCTGACGGACAAGCAGCTTTAGAAGCTGAAGCATTCGAAGCGGGGCAGCCTGTATTTATCGTTAATGAGGACGAGCGTATTCCTTTACCTGTAGGAGAGTACGAAATGGCAGAAGACATGATTCTTAAAATTGAGGAAGAGGGAATTATTGCTTCTTTTGAGCCTAAGATGGAAGAGGTAGAAGAGGAAGCACCTGTACAAGAAGAAGAGGTAGCTGCTAGCGAAGAGCCAACTGCTACACCTGTAGCTAAGAAAGTAGTGGAATCAGTATCTAAAGAAACTTATTTCTCAGCTGAGGATAGAGAATCTTTAATTACTGAATTGAAAGCGCAAATTTTAGCTGAACTATCTACTGAAAAAGTAGAACAAAAAGAAGAAAGTTTTGTTCAAGGTCGCGCTGAGCAATTTGTTGAGTTGGCCAAGCCTATTCAGCATAACCCTGAGAACGTACAACCTAGAGAACAGATTTCTTTTAACAAAAAAGAGCAGTCTTTGAAGTCTATGGTTTACGACTTAATTAGTAAATAATAATTTTTAAATAAATAACAATGGCAACAACAACTTCAATCACTACTACTTATGCGGGAGAGTTCGCGGGTAAGTATGTAGCTGCTGCGCTTTTACCAGCACCAACAATTGCTAACAACCTTATTACGGTTAAGCAAAACGTAAAGTACAAAGAAGTACTTAAAAGAGTAGGTATTAACGATATCGTAAAAGACGGTTCTTGCGACTTCGACCCTACGTCTACTTTGACTCTTACAGAGCGTATCTTAGAGCCAAAAGATTTACAAATTAA